ATATTATGATACTCATAGTGTTGCTTTATAGTTTTATGTGTGATTTTACCTTCTGCAATTCTTCCAATAATTTTTTTAGCGCTCTCTTTTTTATGTATGTAATGTAAACCTAGTAGATGCGGCAAATTGTTTTTATGAAAGTTTATTTTAAAGACAGGGAGAATTTTATATTTCGTTTTTATTTCTACATAACCTTTGCAAAAACAATTAATGAAATCATTTAGAATTCTTTGTAGATCAACATCACTTTCCCCATTTATTTTTAAATATGTTAATTCCCCCACCTAGTACACTCCTTAAAAATATCCCTACAAACATTAAAGTAAGTAGGGATTATGTATATGAGTGAAGGCAAGGAAGAAGTCTCCTGCGGGACCAACAGTCAGATATATGGCCTCTGCCGGGCTATACAATTCACTCCTGATTGTATATAACTATATTATTAGTTACCTGATGAGCTAACTACAGACAGTAACAAGTTAGGAAGAAAGAACGGCATAGAGAGTTGACTTTCTTCATACTCAACTATAATACCTTTTAAATTTATATTCAATAGATGTGACTAATTTTTTGCTTTTTTGTTAAAAATAGTTAGTTTTGGTTAGTTTTAGTTAACTGAATTTATATAAATTAATAACCACCCAGTGACATGCGTAGGTGGTTATTTAATAGTGTAATTTAACTTTATCAAGCATTTTTCATACAATAAGAACCTCTTTTAAATCAAAATCACTTAAAAACATTCTTTAAAAACACCATCTAATTCAAAGAACTAATAAATAGCTTCTACTTTAGCGTTACCAAATTTTTTGAAGAAACCACTTTTTAAATTTCATCACTATCTCTCCTTGAATTATTAATTTATTTATACATAATTAATTATAATACAAAATGTAAAAAAGGAGAGGTGAAAATGAAAAAATTTACAATTAATATTTTTGCTCTATTCTTAGCTGTAGTTTTAATTTTTAATCTTTTGGACGGGAAAATCATACACAATCAACAAATTTCTATGTTAATTAACGCAGGTTTCATCGTAATAATTTTAATCTTTATATTTTTATATATATTCAAGCGAAAAAAGCGCTAAATAATTTATTCCAATTACTTTATTGACAACAAGCCTCTGAACCCTTAACAATCCCAAAACTTGTTTAAAGCAGTCACCTTATAAATTAGATTTATTCTTATTGATTTTAATAGCTTTAATAACCTGATAAATAGAATTCAATATGAACAAAACAACATATGGTATCAAGATAAACATATTTTCTAATTGATATACAAAAGGAACACCAATTATTAACGCAATATTTAACCATAGTGATAAATAATAAAATCCGTCTAACTCAGGATTAATCTTCATAAAAACTCTCCTTTTTTATCTAATATAATTATTTTGTTAACGACGAGGTGTTGTTCTTAAAATAGATTAGCTTGAGTTATCTAATTCAGTTTATATTTTAACAAAAAAAACAGGCCAACCATTACGGTTAGCCTGACAATACACTTATATTTACGTATAAAACAACCACGTAAATAAGATAACATAAAAAAAGAGCAGCCTCAAGGGCTACTCTCAGGTACTTGGATGTACGGATATAAGATTTTTAGCAAACCTTAAAGATAATTTATCACAAACAAAAAAGACGGTCAATTAAGACCGTCAATTTTCACATTGTCTGCAAAATGTGAGGTAAATAGTTATAACATAAGGGATATTTTCTTTATAAACCATAACATACTTCGGCTCATTTGTCACCCTAGTTTTTTTAATATTTTTTGTCTTTATTAATAAAAAAGACGGTCAATTAAGACCGTCACAACTTTTAAGCGTCGTATGCAATACGCGAAAAATATACTCAGTGTGAGAGGGAACACTACTTCCTCACGAATTTAATATAACATACTAATGTTTTATACGGCAACTCATAGCCACTTAACATTTCCCCAATAAGTTTCATTTTTAATTTTTTCTTCTTTGTCAGTGATCTTACATACTGCACAATAGAAATAGGCTTTAATTGCGCCTGGCGCTTGATATTTAAATCTTATCCACCAATAGCCATCTTTTTTTATCACTTGATCAAACTTAACCCAGTCATCTTTACTATATAGCCAAGACGCTTGGTCAACTACTTCACCATTCAACCCCGCTTGACGTCGGACTTTAATCGCTCTATCTGGATAGAATGTTCCACTTAACCCCCAAGATATACGATTAACTTGTGTTTTACCTGCTAACGTACCACCGATAGGTTTGCCGTGTATAGCCCCAGCGATGTCGCGACAGTATTTATCAATATTTCTCTTGATATAGTCCATGTCATTTTTATTTGTGATAAAACCTAGCTCTGCCAGTCTGTAATTGACGTTAAGCTCTGCTGATACATTGACATTCAATAAATCATTACGTGGCGTCACACCTCGAATTTGACCTAAATTAGACTTAATGACGGACTGTATGCCATTGTCTATTGTGTCTGCATTAAATTTATTTGAAATAATCACATGTCCACCACTTGCACTTGCCCCCGCTGCATCTAAATGAAACTCAACAACTACATCAGGATTCTGGTTGCGCTTAAGCCAGTATAAGCCATAATCTTTTTTATTACCTAGACGTTGACCATATGCGGTGTCTTGATACATATCTTGCGACATATTAGACCCACCATACAAATAAACATCATGTCCTGCTGTGCGCAGATACTTGGCGACATTTGGCACGATGTTCTTACGTATAAAATCACGTTCATTAGTCCCATTACCAACTGCACCAGGATCATTGTACCCATGACCAGGTACAAGTGCCACTTTAAGTTTAACTGGTTTAGGTGTCTTGCTAGGTAATAGACTAGTAATAGACTTCTTCTTAGCGTAGTTCAATCTAATAAACCACATTGGGTTGTCATATTGGTGCCACCGTCTTGTAGCACTTTCCCAACCTGGACGTCCATTCACATATCCTCCACCTTGCCAATTTTGCTCGATAACTTCAAAACTATTTAATGTTGCTTTAGTTACTACCGCAACATGCCCAGAACCAGCTCCGTACCTTCCATTGAAAATAGCTATGTCACCTGGTAGCGGTAAAAAGTTAGGGGTATTTTCGTACACTGTCGCTATATCACGAAGTAAACTAGCATTGTCAGTAGGAATATCCTTAGCATACATTCCACTTAATCTGAAACCAGTCATATAATTGAAGTAACTGTTAGCATAATCATAACACTGGTAGCCGTAGGCACCATCAAAATCATATTGCTTACCGACAGAATTGTTGAGCCATTTAATCGCTTCATTTTGTGTTCTCATATTATCACCTCAAACGTTTTCCTCAAATTCAATCGGTTCAACGATATCTTTTTGTGGTATCGCACCAGTAGCCTTAATATACTTTTGTTCTGCTTTGTACTTTTTCATTTTCTGATTAGCCCACTCTGCTTCTTTAGTGTTTGGGTTGTTTTTCCAAGCCATATATAATCCTATACCTGTCATCATCACTGAACTGATATCTTCTTCACTCACAACCGGCAATGGGTTAATCCCTTTAGTTGTAAGGTACTGATTCACCAAAGCTAAAATTAACACTATATATCTAGCAATTACTTTTATATTCATTTCATTTGCTCCTTTCTATATTCTGTGTTAAATTGAACATAGAAAAAGGACCCACATAAAGTGAGTCCCGTAGTGAGCCCGTTAAAAAGACGGTGGCCTTTCAGAATATTTTAACCATTCCTACTCGGTCAAAGTTGGGGAATGGTTATTTTTTATGGCTAATTTTTATTATTGCAATGACTAAACCGAGTAAAGTAACGATAAACATACCGAAACTGAACATTAAGTTTAGCGCATCTACAATAGATACCACAAAGGGCGTCTCCTTTCTAAAGATTTCGTTGATACGCTCATACGCACCACCTCACTTTATACTGAGATAGCCACCATCTATCCAACTTGCTCACGTTCTCTATTTTAACACAATTCCATAAAAATAAGCCGACGCATTAGCGCCGACTTTTAATCTTATTTACATTTGCCAAACCAGAAACATGCCCAGAAGCTGTATCCAAATAACATGGCAATCACCTCCTTAAATCCCAAAGAACGTACGTAAAAGCGCGATGATGATGGTACTGGCAATCGTGCCAATTACACCAAGCATCCACATTTTGAGATCTTTAATATTTTTGGCATTTTCTCTTTTGTTCTGTTCCTCTTTTAATCTGTCTTGTTTTAACTCTTCAAAAGTTCTATCGAGTTTATCATAGACTTTTTCTTGCGTTCTTAGACTATGTTCAATGTTATCCAGCTTTTTAAACATATCTTTATCATTTTCTTCTAAACGCATGATTCTCCATTCGTGCTCTCGTCGTTTGATAAAACCAAACATTACGTCACCTACTTTTTACTAAACCTCTAATGGATCAGATTCGTCTTCACTTTCTTTCACATAGGGTTCTCCTTTTTCATCAAATGAATTACGCGTGATATCTTGTTTCACATAATATGTTTTAGCTCCATTTTTAAAGATACCAGCTAACATATTCTGCATTGCGCACACCTGTTTGACTTGCTCTTCATCGGTAAACTTATATGCATTAGCAGGCGAAGCACCACGCACAAAACTGTTTGAATAGTTTTGCATTAAGCAGCTTTCTTCTCCTCTTTTGTCCACTTCTACTAAATAATACTCTGTTACTTTGTTTTCCATTTCTAATTCCTCCAATAAAATTATTTATAATAAAAACGCCTAACGATTATTCATCATCAGACGTTTCATTATCCTTACTTTGTAATTGTGTAATTAAAGCACGCAGTATTGCGTTTTCTTTTTGTAATTCTGCATTTGAAGTTGCTAGGTTATCAATAATCAGTTGTGGGTTAACTTGTTCGTTCATTAGTATATTCCTCCAATATTCTCATAATATTTTCGTATTTAAATTCTAGTTCATCACTACGTTTTATTTGCTCTTGTAGTGCTTTACCTATAGTTGAAATAAATTCATACAAGTCGATAGAATCATTATCTCTAGTAATAAATTTAGGCATTTCTCTTTCTATAATAATTCCGTGACTTTTTTGTTCATTACCGTTTTGTAAGTCGGATTTATAGTTATATTCATAAAACACAGTGTCTTTTATTAACTGCGTCGCATCTACTTCCCATTTTGTTATGTTGGTTTTATATTTTTCGGAAGAATTTGAGGCAGTCTTACCATAAAATGTGTCAGCACGAACACTTTTATACCTTGTGTTGCCTCCATTATATCCGTTGTTATCAGTAACCCTCATTTCTTGCGTGCCTACACCATAATAAGCGTTACCACCACTATGACTTGCCATAACTACACTATTAGTAGTGTTAACGGCTCCAACTTTAACTTGGTTATATGCCCGTGCATCATTCCACTGTCTAATTTCTAACATGCCTTGTGTGCGGATATGTTCTCGTATTTCAGCGTTTCTTACTGATATATCTCCCGTTCCAATATCTCCATCACGATTTGTAATATACACAATATTATCTGTACGCGATTTACTAAAACGTATACCTGAACCATGCTCTCCTCTTTCGTCGCTTATGTTTCCGTAGAGAATAGCACCGTCAGTGTCACTAACACTGTCATTATCTTTTACATAAAAGTAAAACTCATTTAAACCAGCACGTGTGTCTTTAAAAGGTCTAATGTATACCCCATATTGCCTTGATTCAATGTTATTAGTTAAGTTGGCTACAGTATATATCCGTGACTGATCTGATTCTAAAGCAACCGCTCCATATGTGGAATGCAAGCGTACCCCGCGTGAATTCTCGTTGTAACCTTGATAATGAAATTCTAATGTACCGGCAGTTTCACCACTAGCCGCATTCATCATTGTGGACAAGCCTTTTTCAGTCATATAAAGGTTATAACCTGTATCTTCGTTGGACACCATCAAATATCCTTTTCTGATACCAAGTGTTAAATTAGCAGAATCAGTTTTATTAGCCCATGTTCGAGTAAATCTACCTCGTGACAATACACTATTATTTTTAATTTCTAGGTAATTTACGGAATCGCCACCGCGTATGCCTATATTATTTACATTGATGTCTAATCCTTCACGAGACAAATTAATTTTATTGATAATATTTGTTTCATCAGCCTTTTTACTAACATCACCCACAAGCAGATTAAATTCTTTGTTCAGTTTAATATCCACTTTATCACCTTTAATTTTGACGCCTTGTGGTCCTACGTTAAATGACTGAATATTACTATTATCATCATAAGTAAACGTCATACCGTCTGTGGTGTTGTTGATAAATTCTGACACAACACGGTTCAACGTTTGACTGCTTGCGTTAAATACTTCACGTGATACCCGTTGCGATATTTGTTCGCCGTCTTGTAGTATTTCAGTTTTAGCAACAGACAACTTCTTATCAGTCCCACGTGTCACATCTGATGGTGCTTCAGTGTAATCAGTAGCTTTGTTTCCTTTTTCTAGTTTTAAATTACGTATTTCTACTAAGTTTGAATCACGTTGCGTGCCTAATCGTCCATCAGGTGTATATAAACCTGAATATGCCATAAATCTGTGGTCAATAATTTCAGGAGCAACAAATGTTTGAGTGACTTTAAATTTATTATTTAATATCCGTTCAGTTGATTTATAGCTAGTTGTGATACGATCTTTCGAAACCGATTGACTATATAAGATAATGCCATGTTGTGCTGCATACTGAACGTCATAATCAGATAATCCGACAATTTCTAATTCATAAGAATATGTGTATTCTTCGCCAGGTGTGAGTATCTTCTTAAGATAATCAGCAGAATATATAGTTGTCGCCCAATACTTGCCTCTAAACGATTCTGTGGACGTTATAGACGAATGTACGCTATTACCATGTGTTGCACTGTCATACGCTTCAAATAAGTTCACGCCACCGATTTTAATGCTATCTAAGCCACTTTGATATTCTGCTTTAGTGACTTTATCACTGATTTGACCGGCAAGTGTCTTACGTTCTGCGTCTGCCGATTCCATGCGTTCAATTAAACCTTGTTGATTTGTTTGGTAATCAACTGATTTAACGTAATCTCTAAGTTGTTCTTTAGTATCTTCTCTCACTGCAATAACCGCTTTCTCAACTACATTAGGTTCGCCTACAAGTTGATTCTGTTCGTTCACTTGTAATCCAAATTTATCTGCAATTCCTTGAAGTGCGTCTCTAAACTTTTCTTCAGTATACTGCGATTGTAACAATTTAAATCGTTCATCAATCGCTATCTTTGCACGTTCAACCACAGTGTATAATTCTTGCATAGTTGTTCTATAATTTAAAAACAGTGTTTGTGTATCGATTAACTTACCTATAGTGGCAGTCTCATCGGTCATGCTATCTATGTTATTCTTAATGTTGTTATAAATTGATACAGTAGCGTCAAGTTTAGAATTCAATTCATCTTTTAAATCAAAGTCCACTAAATACTCACTATTCATGACATAGTGCATTTCATTCAACAACTTGCTATGTTGAATGGATAGGTTAACGAATGTGTTATTCAACTCACTATATAATGCCTTTTCGCGAGTGATTGCACCAATATCTTCGGCTTTCTCTGCCGTCGCATTAATCCATCGCCCCTCCCAGTATCGTCGTAATACTGCTACATCAGGATTACTTGTGTCTAACCACAACATATCGTTCACGGGATTTTCAGGCGGTTCAGCACCTTTAATTATTTTACGTTCGAAATATTCAAGCTTACCTTCAACCACATCTGCAACGATAGTATTCACATTAGTTAAACCGTCATTTAACTTTTGACGTATCGCATCAAGTTTTTTAGCAAATTCTGCACGTAGATCAGATTCTTTATACTCAACATAATTCCCAAATGAATAAACACTTACATTTGTTAAAGGATTATATGTTTCAGATATAACTTCACCCTCTACATATAATGCAGGGGTGAAATCCCTATCTTTTACACGCACTATGTCACCTAAACGGATAATTTCATGCGGATACGCTTTTTTAATATCTAAAGATGTAACGTCATAACTTACTGCTGCACTTTTAACTTTGTTTAGTTGAGTAGTACCTAATGTGCGTAAGCGTTGTTCCGTCATATTTTCATCTTCAGTTTCAGGTTCATAAATATCCCAAATATAACGTGTGGGTAGACCAAACTGTTTTTGTGCCTCGTCATCTTTAACAATGACTTTGATACGTTCACCATTCTCTTTCTCGGGACCTAAACATATTAAAGCAGTACGGACTTCAGATACATCAACAGAACATTTCAAACCTAATAAATCTTTACCACGTACAATTTCTTTACCTTTAAACAAAGGTTTTGGTTCTTTCAAGCTTACGTATCGTGATTTAACTTTACGGCTATTCAAATCAATGTGGAAGTCCATAACCATCTTATATGTGGTAGTTAATTGTTTAAGTACATCAAACCTTGTTTGATAGCTAGTCCACGAGGTAGTACGTGTACCGTTATATTCTGTGTCGTCACTTACTTTCCACCCTGTATCTTTCAAAACATCACTAAGTGCTTGTGTAGTAGTGTACTTTTCAAATTTATGCGGTCCATATGGTACACCCGTGGCAATATCTTCTAAATAGGATGCATTGCATTCAATCAATGAATATTTGCTTATGCTATCCTGTTCTATACGATTAATAATAAATTCACGAGGTTCGTTTCTACTATCTAAAAAGATTACTCTGTTGCGTTCTTTAAATTTAACCGCCCTACTTGATAGCATTGTAATATCTAGTAATTCTGTATAGTCTTTAATACTACGCTCATGTTTTATATTAATAACCGCTTTATCATTTTTACTAATGAAGTCTATAATATTACCTTCAAAATCCAATACATGCAGCATATTAATACCACCTATCTTGCCATTTTACTGTCGTATCAAACGTATTAGGCGGTTGAATAATCAATTCTGTGTGACCAGTTTCTACATTGAAATAGTCACTTCCAAATGTTTTTTCGTGAATGAATGGTTCGCCGTTAACCATTACTAAATTATTAGCCATATCTACCACAATATCATCACCACTTTTTATGATCATATCGTTTTCTCCAGGTGGCTTTTCTAATAATTCACGAATGTAACTACCTAATAAAAACACTGGCATAAAGTTATTAGTCCCGTTTTTAGCAGAATAAATCGAAACTGCACTTATTGGTCGATTATAGAAATCGCCTTTATCAGTAAATGTAACTTCATGTGTATCAAACGCAATCTTACGTAATGGATAAGGTATTTCTCTATACTTCCAAGTCTTAATCGTGAATTCCTTGCCAATACGTGTTAAGCGCATGTATACAACAAATTCATCCATACCATAAATCGTAGGATTATTTTTATAGTCATAAATCTTTTTAGGTTCGCCACTCTGATTATATAAACAAATAATTATTCGTCCTATTACTTGATTTGCATTAGGGTTAGTATATCCAATCGACGCAATTACGCGTCCATCAGTGTCATATAAATATTGCGTTGTTCGATTTGCGCCCTTACGTTTTTGATTCACTGCAATTTTAAATGTCACACTGAAGTTGTTGATTTGCTTACTAAAGCTACGTTTGTACATTGCACCTTGCCAACCCTCGCCATTAATACTTTCAGTGTTTAAATAAACACTTTCTTTACTTGTGGATTGTCCAAATGTACCACCAACTGCACCACCTGTATAATTATCATTTATATTATTAGAAGATTGCTTATTCCAACCACTTAATGTGCGTAACTCATCACCTAGAATTAAAGGAGAGTAATCTTTAACTTTATTATCCACATCATCATCACCAATCATAAAGTAATCTTCATCTTTTTTAGTGATCATAAAATAATTGGAATTTTTCAATGCCCTTGCTTCCACAACTATTGGTGTATCTGCAGTACCTGTATTAACAACACTTACTGCATCACTAATTGCAGTATTTTTAGTACCTTTTGCAGAATACTTGTAAGGATCAGTTAAAACCACTTTTAAATTAACCATATTAATATGGTTTTCAGTTTTGCTGAATAACTCAATAGGACCTTCAAAGTGTGCATTCCAGTACCATTCTTTTGATTTAAATTGTAATTTAACTGACTTATCGTAGTTAAAGAATTTAACCAACTCATTCAAAATGTCGTCGTGTGACTTCATGCCACTATGTGTTAAACGGTCATTACTGATAACTAGCGGTAATTCGAAATTGTATTCATTTAAACTACGACCTTGATAAACGCTACCAGGTCTGCCATCTACTTTTTCCGTTTTTATGGCAAAATTAAAAGAGGGTATTTTAAACCCTCTTTGCACAAACAACCACGGAAGTGTCTTATCATTAACTATTATTGTATCGTTCATTAAGCAAACACACCTCCTGCGTTAAATCTTTGTTTACGTGATGTGTCACGTTCTCTTTTATCTACGGTTTTGTTGATAAAATCACCTAAACCGAAGTTATCAATCACTGGTTCGTAATCCTTATTTGCGATTTCTTCGTTAGACCCAACCAATTTAATTAGTAAACCAATCATTGTGTCTAACTTTTTCTCTAAATAGCTATCGCCATTACCACCCACATTAGGGCTACTAAAGTGTTTAGGACGTTTATTCTTACTAATATCATTACTAGCCAAAGCAAGTAATTTAGCTGCGTCATCTGCACGGCTAGGGTCTGTAGGGATAATCCATTCAGGATAACCGTCGTCACCTAAATGATATAAGCCATTGTGGACGAGACCACCAGTTTTATATGCGTATGCTGCAGCACGATTAAAGCCACCCCAACCATATCTTCTAACGATATATTGTAATGCAGATATGCCTTGGTGCAGTGGATTATTAAAATTTGTGTAACCCGATTTAGCGTTAGCCATAAATGTCGGTTGAATCATTTGGAACAAGCCTTTTGAAGGTGTGCCACGTTGTGCATTAATATCCCAATTGTTAACCGCGTTTGGTTGGTAATTAGATTCACGCTTAGCAAGTCTCATCATCGCATCATGAATATATCGTGATTTATAACGACCACCTAACACATTTTGTGCTTGTCTAATAATGCGACTTGCATATGTTGCGCCACTACCTGATGGATAACCTTTACCACCACCAACATTTAATCTACCATTTGCTTTCGCTTTCCTTAAATATGGTTCAGGGTCGAAGTGTCGACCGTTTCGACGCATTTCAAAGTGCAAGTGTGGTCCTGTACTAAATCCAGTGTTACCAGTCAATCCAACAACATCACCTGGCTTAACAGTTGATCCTGATGGTGGTGACTTACTAAAGTCTTTTAAGTGAGCAAATAACATATCTATCGCACCACTTGTAATTTTTACATAGTTACCATAACCCCCACTCATAAACGGCATACGCGTCAACCTTCCACCCATCGGCGTACGTACAGTTTGATAAACAAAAGGAAAATCGACACCTTCATGGAATGGTCTACCTGTTGCTGCAGTATATGCTGCAGTGTGTCCGTAATGATAGTTAATTTTGTCAGGGTCTAAAATACCACCGACTAATTCACCACCAAGAGAATCGAAACCACTTTGCATCCAGTCAATGGCACCCTTTTTGATTTTATTGAAAGCGGCACGTGTGATGTCTCCAACTAATCCCATACCTTTTGTTATGGAATCAAAGTTGATGCCTAGGTTAGACAGTAACTTATTAAATAATTTAGCCGGGTCATCAATATAATCTAGGACATCACCAATTTTATCAGTAAGCCACTCGCCAGCGCCTCTAACTTTATCGCCGACCCAATCTTTGGCATTATTAAACCATGTACCAAGACTTAAGTGTGGAAGCGTGCCAGTAGATAACATCTGTTGTCGCATACTACCACTAATTACACGTGACCCTTTAGGCAAAAATGTAGTCGTGTCTTTGGCAGGTGTTAATGCCGTGCGTCCGTTTGGGTATTGGATTAATTCTCTTCTGCCATCAATACCTCTGCCGTTACCAGGACCTTTATCTCCCACGACTGCCATAGTACCGTGTTTAAGGCGTCCATCAGATGTCGTGCTTATATGTCGGTTAATGCGTTGTGTACCTGTGGATAATTTAGGTATTTTAGGTAAACTCAATTTAGAGCCTACCCAGTTTAAACCGTCAATTAATCCATTCAAACCTTTTTTAATGGCACTAACCATTCCACCAATATGACCTTTGATTTTATCTATAATATTTGCAAGCCCGTTTTTCATATTGTTAAACGTACGTTTTACAGCACCCCATAAATCACTTGCTATACCAGTAACTGCACGTTTAATTGAATCCCACTTATCAACTAGGAATGATTTAACGCGATTAAATATATTGCGTGTTCCGTCGAATAAATTGTACCAAGTACGTTTAACGCCGTCCCATAAAATCCTGACATATCTAACGACAGAATTTTTAATACTGGACCACACACTAGAAATCCATGCTCGTAAACTCGAAAAAATATTTTGTGTCGTGCGACTTAATGAATACCAAATATTTTTGACAATTTGATACGCGCCACTTGCCAATCTGTACATCGTTGATTTTATCGAACTCAAAATTGTAGTAATAATGCCTTTGACTAAATTGAAAATAAATATAGTTGCATTTTTAATGTTATTCCAACTATTGATTACTACATTAGCTATTGCACGTGCTACAGACATAACAGCAAATTTAATCAAATTCCAAGTATTAATAAATGCATTTTTGTATAAATTTAGTATGCCTTTAATGATTATAAGTAACCCGTTAAAAATTGCCGTAATTCCAGTCTTCCAAGCATTAATGATAAACATCGTCACAGATTTAATGGTATTCCACACACCAATGATGACATTTTTAATTGTGTTGAATATAGTGGTTATCACAGCTTTCCATATATTAAAGTAAGCTTTCATTAACGTCCACCATGTCTGAACGATGTACATTACGCCGGTTTTTAATCCATTCCATACTGCAATACCGAATGTTTTAATACCATTCCAAATAGTCAACAAACCATCTTTAATAGTATTCCATATTTTAATTACATTATTACGGAACGTCTCGTTATTCCTCCACAAATGGACAATTGCAGCAACTAATAAACCTACTGCAGTTATTACAAGACCAACGGGACCAGTCATAAATCGTATTGCTAAACCTAAACCACGTGTTACAAGTGCAGCCGTTTTAGTGACTAATGAATACTTACCAGTTAAGACTGTTTGTAATGCTATTTGTCCTTTTGCCACACCTAGAATAGTATTTAGAAAGCCAGTCGCTAACGCCCAACCTTTAGTAATAAAGCTTAACGTTTTAATGCTTGTCATCAACGGACCTATTACAGTCATTGCACTACCTATTGTAGACACCATTACACCTAGTGTTACAAGTAAAGGACCTATTGCAGCGGCTACTAAACCTAGACCGACAACTATCTTTTGCGTACCTTTAGGCATCTCATTTAATTTACTTGCTGCATGTGATACCCATTCCGCTAACTTTTTAATGTACGGTGCCATTACGTCACCTATACTAATCGCTAACGATTCAATAGCCGATTTCATTTGACGAAGTGAACCACCAATACCGCCTTCCATTTCTTTGGACATACGATTCGCAGCACCTTTAGAACCGTCAATTGACTTTGTTAACTTTTGATAATCTTCATCAGACGCATTAATAATTGCTAACGCACCACTCATGGCTTCTTTACCAAATATTGTGGATGCAGCATTCGCTTGTTGCTCTTTAGATAGATTTTTGAACTTACCACGTAATTGATCCATTACATCACGCATTGGTAACATGTTCCCGTTACTATCAGTAATAGATATACCTAACTCATCCATCTTCTTTTTCATGTCGCCTGTGGGCTTTGATAAGTTGGTAAACATTGTACGTAATGCAGTCCCGGCTTTTTCTCCTTTAATACCTGCATTAGACATCAAACCAATTGCTATGGATGTATCTTCCACAGTGTATCCTAAAGCCCCTGCTACTGGCGCTGCATATTTAAATGCTTCACCTAAACCACGTACATCAGTGTTAGCTTTAGAGCTTGTTTGTGCTAAGACATCGGCAAAGTGTCCGCTATCTTTCGCTTTCATTCCAAATGCAGTTAAACTGTCCGTTACAATGTCACTCACTTGTCCTAAATCTTCACCTGATGCTGCCGCTAACTGCATGACACCATCAATACCGCCTAGCATATCTTTAGTATCCCAACCGGCAAGCGCCATGTAGTTTAATGCATCGGCGGATTCACTGGCACTAAATTTTGTTTTAGCACCCATCTCAAGTGCTTTATCACGTAGTTGTTGGAATTCACTACCCGTAGCACCTGAAGTTGCTTTAACTTTACGCATTGAGTCATCGAAGTCTATACTCTTCTTAACTGCTGCACCAAACCCGGCAACAATTGGCGCACTTACATACATGCTCATGTTACGACCAACTGACTGCATTTTACTGCCAATTTCTTGCAAGCGTGGTCCCAACTCACTAAATTTATTACCAATCTTACCCATAGTCGTGTTTAAAACTTGTTGTTGACGCTCCAAAGCTTTCATTTCAGCTGTTGCTTCATTAAGTTCACGTTCGTATTTATTTAATTCGGCATAAGCTTCATTATATTTAGCAGCTGCTGCTTGTGTTTTAGCGCTATTCTCCCCAGTTTCTCTCGATAACTGGTCATAATTGTTTTTCAATTCTCTGACTTTTTGAGCTTGAATTTGTTGGCGTTTCGTTAATCCATCAACTTTCACTTTTGACTTTTCAAGCGATTGATCATAACGCCCAAACTTTGAAAGGTTGGCGCTCATTTCTCTTGAAACCATGCGCATTTGTCGATTCAATCCAGTAATACCACGATTAAACCCCGACCCGTCTAAATCAACTTTTATGACCATATTACCTGCTACTGTTGGCATCTAGTTTCCTCCTTTCTTCAAAAAATTAGCCGAACACTTGCGCAAAGCTAGTTGCTTTCTTCTTGTGTTCGACTCTCGAATTAACAATCTCTAAAAAGAAATGAATTGGCATGTTCGCCACTTTTTCAGGATCCATGCCTTCATCAATTAACTGCTTCGCAACTTTCATATAGTTGTTGTATCTACCTTCAGGTGTTAAGTCCTCAGGATTTATTTCTTCTGCTCGGTCACGAACTTTTTTGTGTCGTCCACATCTCCTGCGATCAGCTTTTCTAGCACTGTTACTAAAGTGTTCAGTCCTTCTGGACCCGCTGGAATACCTTTTTGTAATTCTTCAGATGTAAATTGATTATCGAATCCTTCAGCAACAAATGTCGTTACCTCATCTAGTACATCAAATTGCTGAGCGACTTGTTCTTGGTATTCTTCAATCTTAGCTTGGTACTCTTTTTGTTCAGTTTCGCTTAAATTCTCGAATTCTTCTTGTGATAATTCTTCAAAGTCTGGTTGTCTGAACGCTTTTGTTAATCGTGTTGACAATTTAGAACCTTGAATAGTGTCAAATAGTGACAAACTTGGTTTAGCCAAATACTTTTTAGTCTGTGGCTTACCCGCCTTTGTATAACCTGTAATTAGTTCGATTGAAGTTCTTGCCATTATAAATTCCTACTTTCATTTTTTATTTTTGCGCAAAAATAAAAGAGGGGTGGTTGCCCCTCTTAAATTACATTTCGAAATTACTTGTTACTTCTACATTAATTGTGTCTGATTGGTCACCAGAAGTAGCGGTTACAACACCTCTACCGACTTCATTTGCAGTCACTAAACCTTCAGGTGTAACTTCGATATACTCTTCACCTTCAGTAACTTTATATGTTACGGGTTGTCCTAGTGGTTCAGTTGTAGCTGATAACTGTTCAGTTTCACCTTGTTTAATTGTTGTTGACGGTTTAGAAAGAGATACACGCGTTACCTCTTTCTTACTCGTCTTTCCCGGCATCGCTTTTTTATCCTCTTCCATTTCAAATTCTTGGTCGAGGTCTTTGATAAACTCATCGAATGTTTTACCAAAAGTTTCAGTAAATACATAATCACGTCCTGCATTAGCGCCTTTTTTGTCGAAGCCAGTTACATGTGATGACTCATCGTATAAACGATCTACGAATGAACCTTCTACTTCATCGTTTTGGAATTCAACTTTATCTTGTTTTGTTTGTCCTGATAAGTTTGGACGCGTGAATTTACCTTTGAATAAACCTACCCATTCAGATGATCCATCATGGTTAGTACGTTCGAATACAACCGCCACATCAGGTGGGATGTCATTAGCACCATATTTAAAGCCGTTTTTACCTTTTTTAGCCCCTGCTAAGAATGCCTTTTGTTCTGCAGGAATTGATACAAATGTTGTTTTAACTGATAACTTACCATTCGATACTGCAGTCGCAGCGACCATATTATCGCCGTATTCTTCTTCAACTTCTTGTGGACGGTCAACTTCGATTTCTTTTAAAAATCGTGTACGGTGTCCACTTTCTACTTCAAATTTTTCTCCGTCATCTGTTTTAATCGGCGCCCAGTAGAAATTAGTAACACCGATAGCAATGCCCGAAACACCTTTAGTTTCTGCAAAGTGCTGCAAATTCAACTTTAATTTTTCCATTTATAATCCTCCTAAAATAATAGAGAACCTGACGCACGTATGATTTCTCTAAAAGTTAGAGTTTCAACTTCGTACATAGGTTCTCTGTAATATGATTTAAAATTTAATTGCTTTAGATTCTCCACAATTGCTTCTGCTTGCTCATGTGGTTCATCTGTTGACCACCAAATATCAATTTGAAAGTCATATTCTCTCGTAAACTCTTCGTTATCCGCATATTCATCAGGATTATACGGCAACGGGGTAATCCTAACGATGGGTTGATTCGTCGATTCATGAAAATTTTCAGGAACCTCGTATTTAAAAATATTATCCTCAACCGTGATACGCTTTTCGGCAATGAGTTTCTTGTAAATAATATCAGTCACATTCATTTCATCACCCTTTTCATAGCGGTAAGCATAGCTTTATACACCAGCTTACTACCGTCTTTCTCTGTTTTAGTCATCCACAATTGAGGACGTTGATACATAGTGCCAAATTCAGTTGCGTGAATACGGTGTGAATAGCCTTTTGTATATCCTATAAGCACATACTTTTCATTTGAATCACGGTCAGTTCGAATGTTCGACACAGCGATGTTGTCCTTGGCATGTCTTTTGTTCTTACTGACTGGCGTGTTACGCTTAAGCAAAGGTGTAAGTGCCATTGCACCGGCTTTTAATACACGATTTTGTGACGAATTAAATTCTAATCGCTTTCTAACTAACCCTTGTTCGATGTCATTTTTTTCAATCTTAGCACCCATTAGAAAACCACCTCGCAATAAACACGCACATAAGACTTATCTTCATAGTCCTTTTTAACGTATTTGATTTGGTATTTATCCCCATCATGTATTACATAATGCTTATTGTTTGGCTTATAGTCTCCTCGTGGATCGCGTATGATGATAGTTTTAATGAATTGTGAACTTGTGGTTAGGCTTGTCTGCATATCTGATTCTCTCGCATCTTGAATACATGCATAACAGCTGTATAGCTCCTCTGTCATTGGCTTTTGTGGTAGACCATTGATTGATTTACTGGTGTCATGGCAAAAAGTGACACGTTCGTTTAACCTATTCGAATTGAATTTCATACGCTGACCGCAACTTATGCACAACACTTAATACCATGTGTGGTGCATAGTTAAGGTTCCTTTCTGAAAAAGCCAAACGATTTTCAAAGTAATAAGCAGTGAGTGGGTATACTGCAGTTCTAAATAATGTTTGCTCCTCTAACCAAGCCATATCGTCAGTAACCGCACTTGCTATATCCTCTTTTGCCCATTCGTAATACATCTCCAGTAAATCATCTTCTGAATTGTGGTCTATTTTGCAATGTTTCTTTAATAGCTGTAAATCACTCACTGCTATCACCTACTTAACATCGATACGTTCTAAAATACCGTTTTGTGGTGTTCCGTTTTTATTAACTTCATTGGCGCGTTTTACCGTCATATCAACTTCGTCGCCTACTCTTAACACCTTTTGTAATTCTTTATCAATATAAGCCGTTTTCACTTTATATTTTGCCACTTTCAATCACCTCTATAGTGTTTCCATATGGTCTTCTTCTGGCAGTTGGCTATCATCATATTCAATGACAATAGCTGATTTATAATCTAAAATACGGCAATCTTGACGTACTGCAACCATTAAGCACTCACCAAAATGCATGTAGTCTGTCCATGACGCTTGGTATTGGGAACGGTCAAATAACACGATAGCGTCTTTTAAGTTACCAATGATTAATTTGTTAGCGCCTTTTTCACCGAGCATTTCATCAGGCAAGATTTCCACTTTAGCACCTAATAAACGTTGTTGCGTTTTCTCTTTAACGTCAGGTTGGATTAAGTAGTTACCTAATTTGTCTTTCATTTTGTCTAATTTCGCAAACATCGTTTGAGACACAATCGCTACATTATGCTCGTAGTTAGGTTTCACATTTAAGTTCACAGCGTCTTTAATGTCGTCTAAAGATTTCGCTTTCTTAGTTTCTAATTTAGCGCCCTCTTTTTCAAAACCTGAAGTAGTTGATCCAGTTGAACCTTTATTAATTACATCAATAATCGCTTTGTTACGTGTAGCTGCAATCGTACGTGCCATCCATAACTTCAATTCTTGTAACACGTTAACTTTCGCATCTTCAATTGCTTCACGAGAGATACGGAAGTAACCACGGTGTGTGTCGATGTCGTATGCTAATTGGAAGAATGGTTTAACCGCTAATTCAGGGTTTTCTTCTAATTCTTCTACCTTTTCAAGCGCTGCAACTTCTGATTGACGTACAACCGGGTATTTACCTGAACCGTTCGTTACACGCTTAACAGTGACATATTTATCAAGGTTAAACTCAACCTCTTTTAATTTGAGAATGTCAGTTACAATTTCTTCCGGAATAACTACAAAGCCTGAATCCGTTTTTAAAGAGCCACCCTTAATGTCTTCGCGTGTCTCAAGATAATTAGTAAAATCACGTACTTCTTGTGATGTCACTTTAGTATCCTGAATTGAAACGCCTAACTCATTTAAGTTTGGTGCTTGACGGTATGCACGTGTTGGTTCAACTACAACTGGTTGTGCGTCTGTTTCTTCAGTATTGTCTTTCTCTTGTAATTTCTTTAACTCTGCTTCTTTTTCTTGAATTTGAGAACGTAGATCAGCGATTTCCTTTTCCAAAGTTTCTGCTTTCTCTAACTCATCATTGTTTAATGCACGCGTTGCGAATCCGATTTTTAAATCAATACTACGTTTTAAATCCGATATTTCGGAAAGTAATATATCTTTTTTATTCATTAATATTCCTCCTAAATTTTACATAAAAAATAGACGTCGCTTTTTAGCACGTCCAATGGTTGTATTTGTTAATGGTGTCCAACTTCACCAAGCTTATTTGTAATTGAATGTTTTTTAAGTTTTAACTCTAACACTTTTTTGCGTTTTTCATTTTCAATGTTTTCAATACTACGTAATGCCGGTTTAACATCCGTATCTTTGTATGCCGGATAGGTCACCACAGATACATCTGTCAGCTCACGTATCGCTTTTAAAGTACGTTTGTAGATGTTTTCTTGTTGGTCAAAACGCATTTCATCACCTTGCTCATCAAGCATAAAACCAAACGAACATTGATTGATGTTACCTACACGCATATTCTCGTACAAGTCACGTGCAAACGTTGTATTCGGTAATTTACAACGGTATTTCAACCCAATATCATCAGTCTCCAGTTCTAATGTTCCCGATTTCGTTCTGCCGATAATTTGCGACGGTACATGATCTACTAAGCAACGTACATCAGACAAATCAGTGTTTTCTAAAGCGCTACGTGAAATTGTTTCTTTAAAACCACCTAAATTTTCCGACCATGTGTCGAATTTCAAAGCGTAACCTTCAATGACCATTTCATTATCATCATTCGAACGGACTTCTGTGATATTTCCGATTCTCGTTTCCTTTGCCATCTTCCTCACCACCTTTCAATTTGTTATCAGTACCACGTGATTTATTCATTTGGTACTCATCAACAAGCGCAATATTCACGTGGTTGAGGTCAACACGATGGATACTACCGTAACCACCAGGTATAGGCGGTAATCCATCACGTTTACGGACTTCATCAATGTTTGTTTTCCCCGAATCGATATTAATTTTATCGATTTCAGCTTGTGTCTTTTCATCAACCACACGTATTTCAGTGGTGTCGAATTTAAATTCACAAACTTTATCTGTGTATTCGTCGTTAAATTTAAAATTTAATTCTGCACAAACACATGTAATGTAAGGTTTTAACGTTGAAAGGTAGTCAAGATTTGCGTCTGTAATGCTCATATTCGTTGTTTCGATACCGAATTTATGCAACGGTATACCAAATACACCGGCAATCTCACGTGTGGACGATTTATTCTCACGAATTAACTTTAACACTTCAGTGTCGACTTCTAACTGGTCGAATGTCATCGATTCATCAAGCACAACCACTTTACCGGCTTGTTTAGTACCGCTGAATGCTTTGTGGAATTCTTCTCTTGCACGGTTTCTTGCTTTTTTATCGTTTAAGACGCCTTTCATCTTAAGTATTCCGCCTGCATGCGTGCCATTACGTAAGAAGTTGTTTAAAAAGTCCTTACCATTGTTATCAGAATCAATAGTCTTGCTCAGTGTATCAAGTAACGACAATCCATGAATCCCGTCTAATGAATAGAATTTAATGTCTAACATATCTTCATATTTAATATCTCGCCTAATAAACTTACCGTTATCATCAGTACGTTCATGTGAATAATAAGGACGTCCCATTCGGTCAGATTTTAATTCTACTTCTGAAGTTTTTCTAAAAGTTAAACTAACCGGATTACCCAACTTATCACGTGTGATTTCAACGTAACCATGAGATGTTAATAAAGCATTGGCAAATACAACCAATTTAAAAATATAGCCGTTATACAGTGAATTTGGTCTTGTATTTAATAGATTGACAATCTTATTGCTATAATCAATCTGGCCGTTAACGTTTAATCTAATCGGCATACGTGCTAAATCAGACGCAATCATCATTACTGCTGTAAAAATGTCACTGTGCTTAATGGCATCTATAGGCGTATACTGCCTTAAATTAGTACCCTGAAAACCAGGTAACGTCTGAACCATCATTTGTAGATCATCTTCGTTATACTGTAAATCTCTATTTTCGTTTCTTAAGAAGATACCCACTTAATCACCTCCTCTCCCGTGATTCGTTGTCAATGATTAACGCAATAACCACTAGGAAAACGCCTGTGTTAGCTAGTCCTAACTCAACTCCAAATGCTAAGTAAGTTGCGGTATTCATTATGATTAAACCTAATAAAAAAAGGATGCTAACAATGTTAACAACCAATAGTTTTAACGGTATTAAAAGTTTGTTTAATTTCATCATCGCACCTCCTTTAAAATCCGAATTCTTCATTTTCATATATTGATGACCAATCCACCTCGAATTCATGCATACTCGCTTCACTAAAAGCAGTTATGACAGAGATGATGGGGTCAATCTTTTGTCGATTCATCTTCTTGTTAATCTTAACGTTGTCCTCTCCGTCGTAAATTAAAACAGCGTTATTTACGGCAATGGTTAATAGGTTATTACCAAAATGTTTAATCGTCTTTTCAGCAACCCATACTCGAAATTGCTTAATAGGCTGTGAAAGACTTCTGAAACTTTGCCCAACTTCAATTAGTGGCCAATCAATTACCATGGATTCTAGTGTGGTCACAAATGACTGTGCATTCCATGGATCATAACACAATGCTTTTACGTTTAATTGATACTCTTCCACAACGTCGAATATATACTCAATAACACGCTTATAATCAATCATGCCACTCTCAGATGTTGTCACTTCTGCCTCACCTGTATTAATTAATTTATCATAATTAATCTTGTCACGTTTCGACTTCTGTTCGAGCGTGGTCCTTAATCCAATAAACGAATGGCTGTCAATTAACATATCACCATCATCTGTTGGGAATATAAACCCTACAGAAGTTAAGTCGTCAAGTCTTGATAAATCGACACCGATATAAACGTCTTTGCCGTACAAACTATAATCATCACGATTCACTTCGATTGATTCCCATTCATTAATATTGATTAAGCTATCTTCTTTGTTCGCTTGCCAAAGGTTAAAGTTTTTAATCAAAATCTTATGAAATGACGTACCTTTTTCTAATTCATCTTGAATATCCGCTTTAATATTTCTCAGTATTGTGTCTCTATGTTCTTCAGACTCTAAAAGCGGCATTGCCTTAATCCACAGTGATTCGTCATTCACTTCATCTTCTGAATCCATTTCTGCACAATAAACAAAGTAATTATCCGCTTTAACTTCGCCTGATAAAATTTTAGAGATGTATTTATATTCCTGGTACATTTGACTGTTCAAGTTGTCCCCTGCCGTTGAAATTAAGAGAGTGAGTGGATTCTTCTGTAACGTCATACCCGTTTTAAATCTTGAATACATTTCATCGTCTGGCATGCTTGCTAGCTCGTCCAGTATAGCCACTGTTGGGTCTTTACCATCAACTGCATCTGGATTGTTAGAAAGTGGCTCAAACACGCTCTCTGACGTTATATGGGCAAGGTCTGTTTTACGTACTTCTGTTGATTTACGTATCAAATCACTTTTATTACGTAACAACTTGATTTGTTGACTTGCCATCTTAAATATTGTTTTAGCTTGCTTGTAAGTTGATGATGATACATATATTTGTCGGTTGTATTTCGGGTATTGACCAAATAACAATTCATTTAGCGACATTCCTGACACAACTAGCGATTTACCTTGTTTACGTGCCATACTTACATATCCTTTAGTAAAGCGTCTAAAGCCTCCATCACGGCGCCAACCGTAAATACTACCAACAATAAACTTTTGGAATAGCATTAATGGCATGGGTTCGTTCGTTTTAGGATCAGGTAACATCTCAATAAATTTTATTGCTTTATTTGCTTTTTCAACATCCCAATAACAATCTTCGGGTGGGTGTTTTAAATCATTCAAATGACGTTCAGCCACTTTAAAATTCTTCTTACTTACAAGAATCTCACCTTTGACTACTTTTTGAGCATAAATTGTTGTGTAATCTAACATCAATCGTCACTCACAAACTCTTTGAATGGGTCATCATCCTCTTTTTCTTCAGACACAACAATGCGTAATCGGCTATCAATTGTTAATCCTAGTGTGTTAGCTACTTGTTGCATTCTTATACCCGATTTCTCTTTAGCAGTAAAAGCAGGATTTACTTTAGATTCTCCATTCGCTCCTTCAATAACAACGCCACCTGTTGCCTCCAAATGCAGACTTGCTCTTACAAAATCACTGTAAAAACTGCAATATTGTGAGAGTTGTGCTTTATCCAAGTTTGATATAGGCAATTCTTGCATGTATGGCAATATTCTTAGGTATTCTTCTTTCGCGATATCATCTAAAAAGTCTGGTGGATGCGAATCTATTTTTGAAAATTTGTTTAATTGCGCTTCTTGGCGTTCTTTTTCAACTATCTCTTCTTTAGTGTAATTCTTCTTCGAATTATGCAGAAGTTTTCGGGGTCTACCTGCCATTTTTAGCACCTCCATCATCATTTTAGTACCTAGTATTAAAATTTAGGGAAATCTTTAAGAAGAAGAGTGGGCCTCGTTCTTCGTCGCCTTCCTCACTGCCCCCGTTCTTTAATGTGGGGGACTTCCTTTTGCTCTCTTTTCGTTTTTTGATTGTGACATTCGTAACACAATGGCTGTAAGTTTTCTTTTTCCAGCCGTTTCGACCAATCAACTTTCGTCGGGATAATATGGTCAACCATTTGTGCTTGTCGTCCACATGATCTACAAATATAATCATTCTCCATCAACACAATTTCACGCATTCTCTGCCACTGCCTAGACTTATAAAAACGTAAGTATTCAGGGTCATTCCGTCGTCTTACATCGTTATATTTATCATTTACATATGGTTTATGCTTATCACAGTATGTTTGATTAAATGATATAAGTGCATTGCATGTAGGATGATTGCAACGTCTCATTACTCCCATCCAATCACCTTCCTATGTCTTTGATGTCAACCACAACATCTTTAGTTTGGTTTGCAATCAATACTTGATTACCGATGATGTCATGCACAATGTACTTGTCTTTGTTATAAGTAACTGCATCACCTTTATTAATAACCTTGTGTAAGTCAGGTTGATACGTATTTACATTCAGTCCTGCCACAGTATCTAGCGTTACATTATTAAGCGATGTCATACATGTAATATGTTCTAGTGCATCACCTAGTAACATCGTCACTGTGTCATTGTCATCGTTGTCTACTAACTGACCTACCACAGATACTAATGACAGTAGATGTTTATTGTAGTCAGTGGGTTGTTTCATGGATTGATACTTATTTAATTCCATAGTTCACCTCATAATAAAAAGACACTGCAAATGGGGGTGCAGTGCCTTAAGGACTAAAGGATGTATATATAGTATGACTAGAACGTTATTGTTCCTAAGTTGATTATAATAAATAATGTTAAGAAAATATAATTTACTGCAAAGTCTGCAATCTCTGCATTTTCTGCATATTAATCATGAATGCGTTGCGCTTCATCATAAATATTGATTATCGTGGTAATGCGATTATAAATATTCCTTTCACTAATATTTAATAACCTTTCAATAGTCTTAATCTTTTCTCCTCGTTTAACTAACTGTAAGATGTGGTAGTTCTTATCATTAGTCACATATCGTTCATACTTGTCCACAAATTCTAGTTCATCTATAAGTTTCTGTGAGTGGCGCATGTCTCTATCGTTTTGAATTACTCTCACTAACACCTTATCTCCAGTACCACCCTGTGCTTTTGGCATAGCTGACTCAATACCATAATGTCCAGTTGATGTACTATCGTATTCATAAATCTTATTCTCAAGTAAGTTACATCGCCAACTATATCCTAGAATTAACTGTCGTATTTCGTCTTTACTGTACATGCATGTCCTCCAATCTAAAATTAAACATCAAAGTTTTTTTCTATTTAGCCACAATTTAATCTTTTCTATTATGGTCATCCTATCAACTTTAAAGTGTTTTCTAAATTCCTCATGAAACTTATCAAGATAAAAGTTATATTCATTTATCTTTCTTTGATACTCAGTAGTTATGAAACTATCTACTCTGATATATTCTTTTCTATCTTCCATGTTATTTATTATATTTTTTAAATAGGATATGTCTTTTTCGTATTCTGACACTATATTTGTAGTTTCAATCACAAATGAATTGCGAAAGAATATTTGATTGATACTAAATTCATTCCTAAAGTCCGTTTTAAAATCTTCCATAACCTTAACTCTGTTAGATAAATTAATCATCTGCCTGAAAGCAATAATATCTCTATACGCTTTTTGACTTGCCTTATCTAATCCTTTGTATATATTAGCATCAAAAAAATCTAAAAATTCTTTCTGATCTACTGGAATGACATAAGCGCCTATCATCATCTTTGCTTTTTTAAAGCAATCCAAATATATTGGATATATTTTTTCTAAATTTATTTGCTTACGTTGAAGGTTAGAATCCACAAAAAATCTAACTACTTCTTTAATCGAATACAAAAGTACGCCCCCAGCAAGAGTATAAACACCACTTAACAATTCTTGACTCACTTTATTCACCTCTAATTAAATTTTCTATAAAAGAATCTATTAGCTTATAAATACCATACATGCAAAATGCATATAAGAAAATATTTTCTACGTTTGTAAAAAAAGATGATAAGAATAAAGCGAATATCATTATTAATATGTCAGTTAAAAATCTCATACTATCACTCCTTTAAAATAACGTTGCTTGCCTGCCGCCTAACACATCTTTGACAAACGGCTCACTATCTGCAAAGAACTCGTACATCTCGTCAATAGAATTAAAGTATTCCGTATGACTATCCGCCATAAACACTTCTAGCGTCTCTACAGTGCCGTCGTCAAACTCGTGTACGTATATTAAATTAGAGGCGCCACCTTTTTCATAGTGGTTAGCTAGTTTGATTAATTGTTTATCACTAACGTATTTAAATCGTTTAATCACGATGTAGCACCTCCTTTACCTTTTCTAATATGTCTTTACTACAAGTCGTCGGATTTGATGAATGTTCCATTTCTTGTTTCGCCTGTTCTGTCTTTAATCTCGTCATACGCATATTGTAAACACTCCTCTAATGTCCAGCCGTGCTATTGTGCCAATATTATTAATGTAACCACTGTGTCGCCTATGCCGTCTTTAAGTTCATCTATACAGTTACGTGACATAGCTTTTGCAATTTCTCCCGATTCCTCCCACACTTTCAGCGCTTGTCTGTCAGGATTTCCATTGTGTAATCCTTTATCAATGCTCCATTGTTCAACTTTTTCGATTAATTGATTCATTTATTTGTCCTCCTTAGTGAGATTAAGCACTCTAATTTCGTATAACACATTTACAATAAAAATTGCCGTGACAAAAGCTAAGCCTTTTACCCCTTCAAATTTAGTAACCGAGATAAACAGCACCATCACAATCAGCATAAAAACCAAACTACAAATCCTACCTACATACTTGTTGTTGAATCGATGATTAAGGAAATATTCCGTTAACACACAAACAACAACAGTAAATATAAGCGTCCATGCAGTCATTTACTCGTCCTCCTCATTCCATTTACTACCTTCCTTAACTAAACCACGTACAGTCAATTCATGACTTAGTCTAAATTCGTTATCGCCATCTTGATACCACACATCAGCTAGATATCTACCGAAAGCATCGGCTTGATACGTCTGCACGTACACGTCCTTACCTAGCACAGTTTGAGTAGTAAATGCTTTAGCCTCGTTGTAATTAACTTGCCCACGTTCTGGCGTATCCACCCCCAGCAATCTAACCTTACGTACCGTATGCGTATGGAAACCTAGATCAATGCGCATCTCTAAAGTATCCCCATCAATCACACGTAATACACGCGCTTTGAAAATATATAGTTTATTGTTTAAGGTCATTTACGTTCGCCCTTTCTAAATCGTGTAATAGATTGTGGAATTCTTGTGTGCCATCGTATTTGTCCATCTCTATTAATTCTGCACGTTTTAAATTACACTTTCTTATCAATTCTTTTTTGCCACTCAGATTAGCGTTTGCATACATCGATACAAAAAGTTTCATCTGCCTTCCTTTCCAATCCTGCCATATGTGTTTATAATCAATCTTTACCATTCTTAATCCTCCTACATATCGAATATGCTAATCTGACTGCCTAACTCTTCTGCATACATCAAATTATGAATAGCCTTATATTCGTTAAATTCTGCGTAAGTGAAGAAGTCGTCCACATGGCTATAATGTGATTGAGGAAACCCACGCATGTTATAGCCTCCGTCAGTTTCACGTACAATCATTACTTTTTCTTCGCCTGCATTATATAAGTGGAATGTGTTCATCAATAAATAACCTCCCAATCATCATCGTCAGTTATGTTGTAATACCATGCATTGTCTAACTCTATTTGTGCCATTTCTTTGCCTTTAAAGTTGTAGTAAAGTTCTGTTACTTTACCTTCGTAAGGCTTTTCTTGCTCGCTGTCTGTATAAAACGCGACATGATCATCAATGTTTAAATCTCTGATTTTCATTTAAATCACCTACACTAATTGTTGACGCCCATAACAATCAATCTTGTATGCGCCGATTCTGATATTCTTATGCAAATGTCTACCGTATCGAGTCAATCCATGTTTTTGAGGTGTCCCATTGAATAAGTGTGGCTTTTCTTCTCTCAATTTTTCATCTTTAAACTTGCTTATTCTGTTTTGGCGCACCAAGTCTTGAAATTTATCTTCACTATTCGCAATAGCTTCATACATTAATTCTTCTGCCGATAATCTAGGTGGTGTTGTTAAAGTCTTTTCTAAACTCCACCCCAAGCCAAACCTTCTTTTTATTGAATGAAGATTTATCCCCTTGTCCATAGCTTCTTTGACTCTTGTATAAGGCACCCGTATTTGTTCGTCACTATTATCTTTTTTGAGTAGTAATACAATTCTATGCTCATGATCAGGCACAAATGTTTTTTGTAGTTGAGTTGCCTCATCTAAAGTCCAATTATGATTCAATCTATGTGCTACAGTTTTGAAAGTCATATTATTAAACTTTATATCTTCTACGTTTTTATCGTTTAATACAAACACACCTTGAGCCGTGTTTAATGTGCGCTTCTCTATTAAAAGTTGCTCTCTTGTTTTTTTAGCCATTGTCTTTCTCCTCTAGTTCATTAATTACTAATACTGTTCGTGCAGTATCTGAATATTTTTTGAATGTTCTGATTTCTACAATTTGATTATCATCTTTCCACAATTTTTCATTGCCTGCGCCTAACACTGTTTTTAATAAATTATCTAAGTCAGGTTTAGTCCTCTTGTAACTTCCTATCATCGTAGAAAGTAACTTCTTCGACCAACTTTTAAGTGGTGGAAAGTAGAATTCAATAGTTAGCTTTAACTGATTCTCACTTTGAAGATTCGGCATTTGTTCTGCTATAAAATTTTTATGATGCGAATATGTTGTTGGCATGTAAGTTTGTACAAAGCCTCCAGCTCTTCTAAATCGAGGTCTAGGCGACCCCATTGGTTTATCTAAATTATTTTTATCTGTGTAAAATATTTCTATTCGAGTTTCTTTCATTAATCCACCTCATATAACGTCATAGCCTTACGTCTCTTGCGTTCTGAATACTTTTGTATAAATAGGTCATACAAGTATTCTTCATCGCCTTGTGCGCTTTCTATGAGCTTATTTGCGTATACTTCTGAACAATGGAGGTGGCTAATGATGTATTGTTTATCTATCAAAAGTTAATACCTCTCATTCTGTAATCTTCGCCATTCATGTTTATAGGTGTTGTATTCTTCATCATGCGACTAAATATCTTGGCTAGATCCTTATTTTGTATTAATTCTTTACTACTGTTATTTGTCGTTATAATGTTGTGTTTGCCTGTACGTGATTCCATCACTTCAAACATCTTTTGAATTCCAAAATTACTTAATGCTGTTCCGTAATCATCTAGTACAAGCAAATCTACATCTGCAATAATTTGGTCTAAATCTCTTTCGGTTAGGGCTGTATTTTTGTTATACGTGCTTTTATACGTTGTAATAAGTTGAGGTACGTTCATGTACAATACTGAATGACCTTTTTCTCTTACTCTTTTGATAGTTGCCATCGATAAATGACTCTTACCAGTGCCGTAACTACCATATAAAAGAATTGATTGTTTATTATCTAACCTAAAGTTATTAGCGTATCGTTCTAACAGCGCTTTTGCTTTTTCTAATGTCGGACTTGTCGGTACATAATTATCAAATGTTGCGTCTGCTAGATCATCGTTAATAATTGATTTGTTGAATATAGCGTTCGCTTTATTACGTTGTTGCTTCTTTTTAAAGTCCTCTGTCTTTTGTTTAGCAAGTGCTATCATGTTGCAGTCACACCCGTCTTTAATCACTTGACCGTTATCAAATTCGTAGTAATCGTAATCTCTGCCACACTTATCACAATGCAGCCCCATTTCTTGTTTGATTACTTTGTTTTTAAAGCCTGCTTGGTTAGCTAACTTTTCAAAGGGATTCATCTAAAACACCCCTTCATATTGTTTCCTCCAATCCTCATCTACTGCGTTTGATTGTTGTTGGTTAAGGTAACCTTCAAACTTAGTGCCGAACAACGTTTCAGGACGTAAGTACTTCTCCATATCCGTACCTTTCCATTCGGCTACTTTGTTATCAATAACCTTCTTAAAGTCGTCTAGGTTAAATCCTTCATCTGATCTAGCACGTATTACCGTTTGATTCTTTTTAGTAGTTGATTTGTAGTGCTTACCTGTTTGTTGATTAAGGTAGTCAATAACATTTCGGTAAGGATATGAGGTCGGGTCTCCCGACAATATATCTATTCTATTTATATTATTAATACTTGTATTATTATTACTTGTATTATTCTCTTTGACATTTGCGTCAATAGGGGTATTGACAGAATTATCAATAGGGGTATTGATTTTTGCGTCAATAGGTACTGACGATTGCGTCAATGGGTACATTTTTCTTTGTTTGATTTCATTACCTTCTCGAATGATTTCGATGTGTAAGTAACCGAATTTAGTAAGTTTAGATATTCTTCGGGATATAGTTTCTTTGACTACGTCATACAACTTCGCAAAGTAACCGTTGCTTGCTGTGCAGTATCCATACTTATTGCTTAATGATGTGATTTCTGCGAATAACAACTTTTCACTATCTGTAAGGCGGTTATCGTATCTAACGTTAGCTGTAATGATTGAGTAGTAACTTGGCTGATCAGTCATTTACATTCTCCTTTCTGGTATAATTTTTTTGAATGCTTTTGCATCAGATTGGGGGTGATAAAATGTATATCGATCCATTAAAAAATGTCAGAGGCGTACTGAACGAACGAATATCTTCATTACAGAGTGCAGTAGATATTGCTATGAAACCTACAAGAGAAACTTTATGTTCGATAAAACAAACTGGTATTTACAATCAACTTCAATTGTTCGAAAGCATGAATAATGATTGGAACAGGACGTTTATGAACCTAAAATTAGAAACAGTCAATAATGCCCTTTTGTTTAATAAGAACTTATTTTCTAATAAAGTTCTTAATGATTTCATAGAATCGACTACTATTTCTAAAAACGAAGTTCTGAAAATGTCTAATGCTCTCAGAAATTTTTCTGTCGATGTTGTCTCTACTTCGGCTTTTACTGAACCCGTCAATTCTTCCCATCCAGTAAATATTGAACAAGATGAAAGCGATAATAATAGAAGTAATTGGATGTTCTATGTGAACCATATTTATACCTCCTCGTCGAATTTTATTACTGTTATAAACGGTGGAATAAGTGGTGGGGCAACATTGGATTTTTTATCCAGATTGGCATATGGCCAACCGATTAATGGCCCGTTTTATATTTGGGTTTTATTCTTCACTTATTTTTTTCATCTTTTAACTAACAAACCCGAAGAGTAGCAGCCCTAGCATTCCTAATCTCCTCCGCCAAGATGACGATTAGGAGTGCTATTTTTATAACTTGTAATCTATTCAATTTCGTTTCTCTCCTTTCAACATTTTATTCAACCTATCGTCCACATCCACCCAACTGTCGTGTAGGTGGTATTTGTCGTTAAAACTGTCCATTCCAATGTCGTGCTGCTCTCGATGATGTTGCGGACATAAAGCTAATACTTTGTTATCCGTATGGTTTATTTTGCGTCTATTGCGCCCTCTGCCTACTGCATGATAATGTGCAAGTTCAGCGTGAGGTTTACCGCAGATAACGCAATTACGATTGACTGTTGACCAGTAGAGGAATGACTTATCTTGTTTAAGTAAGTCACTTGTCTTGTAATTGAGTGGCACGTCATTGTGAAACACCCAATCCAGTATCACTTCGATTATTTGATTTGCTTGTGTACGTGTGCAGTTGCTTAATGAAATGCGTTCATCATATCCCTGATAGGTTCTTACATACTCGATGAACATATGCCTCATATAATCCATAGGCTGCCCCGTATACTCTTCTATATCTTTGACTAAAGCGAATATCTTACGACGTTGTTTGCCAGTGATAGAATTTGGATCTATCACTGTGCAATCAACATCAATAGGTTGGTTTAAATATAATAGTTCGATAGCTTGTTCAGGTATTTCTACATCAGTAACAACCACTGTGTAATTACCTTTGTGATTCTTTTGATACTTAACGATTTGTGACATTTAATCACAACCTAGAAAGGTAAATCTTCGTCAGAAATATCAATTGGTCCGTTTGCATTTGCGAATGGATTATCACTTGTTACTGAGCCATTGGATACATTACCTGTTTGCACTTGACCCTTATTATCTGAATCGTTTTTTTCATTTTCTTTGATGCCAATTTTTTCGTATACTGGCGTTCCTTCAAATTTCCAAAATCTTTTTAATACTGTATTCCATTTATCTGTATATTCGTTGTACTTTCGTTCTAATTCAATATTGATAGGTTTTCCGATAATATCTTTGTCAGTGAAGCTGAATTGGCCGTTGTTATCTTGAATGCCAACAGATTTCAAAAATGTATACAACCAGTTTTTAGCAAAATCATTTGAAGTATCACCGTTTGCATAATGAGTGAATTCTCCTTCTTCTTTATGCGCAAAAGTAATTGCGATTTGTGGGTGTCCGTTTTTACTTTCTTTGTTTTCGAAACCTTTAATTTTCACACTGTATGATCCTGGTTGAATATAGTTACCTAACTCTTGAGCGCCTTGTAAATTTAAATTGAATTTCATAATTACCGTCCTTTTACTTTTTATTAGTTTCCATTTCTAATTGCATCTACTAACATTGATAATGATGCGTTTTCGAATTTTTTATTATTAAGCGTTACTGATGGCGAATGTCTTACTTTTGTTTCGTAATCTTCTGATGGTTCAACACTAAATATCCACCTAGTAGACCTTTCTCCATCTATGAGATCTGTTTCTGTATAAGTTCTTGCCAGTACGTCTGATTGGCTTATTACAGCATCCCTGATTGAATCTTGCGCTTTAATAGTTACTGAAGGGTTAAACAACGTTCCGTCTTCTCTTTTATCTGAACTGTTGCCTTCATGCCCTGTGATAGCAAAGTGAAATTTGTACTCCTGTTGTAACTTACTTATAAACCGGTACATGCTGATTATTCTTGTTGCTACTTCTCCCCAATCTGTAAATTGAGGCTTACGCGTCTTACCCTTCATCACTTGGTCTAATGTAATATCACGCAGTTTTTGAACAGTTTCTATCACTACAATGTCAATAGGTCGTTCATTTGCTCTTGCTTGAGTCAAAATGTCTGGTAGAGATTGAATTATTTTTGCTAAATGATTGAAATTTCGAATCGATACGCCTAATCCTTTTTCAACCACTGTAGTTCCATCCTCGTTTATATCGAGTACCAATGCGTTGTTTTCTCTAGTAAGTGATGTTGTCTTCCCAGTACCAGGACGACCATACACTACAAATTTGTAATACTTTTCTTTGTTTTGTTTTGAAAGATCTTGTATATCTAATTTATTTAGAATATCGTGTTGTTCGACCATCTATAATTCCACCCTTTCAATTTCATCAGTTTCAGTGTGCGTGTGTTTATAAACGTCATGTGTTGCTGTATCGATTAGCACATTTTCCATTCCATCGAATTTACGTGCATCACGTTTATCTGTTGAGTACTTGATGTTAGGGTTTGCGTCTGTTGGACGGTTCGTTACATAAATGTCTAAATCTTTGTGCTTATAAAAGTAAGTAACTACTTTACTCATCGAAACCCTCCTAACAGTTGATTCATAATGTGGTCATATTCATCTACGTTTTGTTCAATCCATGTACGCGCATCTTGCGTTAAAAGGTCAGTAGCACTGTTCATACCAGATAAATCACTTATTTTGATTTCACTGACCGTATTATCGTCACGATCTTGAATTGTTACATCGACTCCGAATTTAGTTTTGGCTACGTACATATAAAATTTGAATCCATCTATCGTGATTGTTTTCGAAAATTCTTGTCCTATTTCGTAATACATTTGCGTTTTCCTCCTTATTTGATATAATGAGGTCGGAATCTAACGTAGTACTCCGACCTTGACTGTTTGCTAGCCCACACTAGCATTCAGTCTTTTTTTGTGTAATCTCATCCAAAAACACACACATTGTATATTGTTAATATTTGAAATCTTGATATAATGTACTTAGATATTTCGCACAATATCAATCACTGACTGTTTGTTGGATTCCCCCTACATCCAGTCTTTTTTTATGCACTAATTACATACTTTGATGCATAATAAGTAGTTGTCATTGTGATTATTGATACGAATATCGTTGTGGTGAAATAAGCCTCGAACGCGAAAGGTGTAGTCACTACGAACGTTGTTATTAATGCGATGATTAGAGCTAACAGTTTATTCATTCTAAATTCCTACTCCTTTCGCTTTGATAATTTCTGCAAAATTTTCATCGATATATCTGCTCATTTTTCTAGCGTTGAATCTCCATCGATTAAATGAATCATCTGGATAGTGTGCAATTCCAAGTCGCTTGAGTTCTTTTTCGAATTTGGGATTAAATAAAAACTTGTTTTTGATAGTGTCATCAGCCGACATTTTTAATTTCTTTTTTAGGTCTTTTAGATCCCACACTGGGTCATTTGCTAAATCCTCTAATTCTCTAAACTTTTCACTTTCAATGAGTACAAATCCTTCAGGAATTGATGCAGTTATTTGTATTGTTTGAACCATAAGGGCACCTCCTATTTATATTTGTTGTGCTATACTTTTCTTATCTCCTTATGAGAGGAGGTGATAAGTATGAGTTTTAAAATGTACTGTTACTTATTTTCGCTTTACCTTAAAGGCCAATTGAAATACAAAGATAATAGAACTACTGATCGTTTATTAAACAAAAATTACATCTATCAAAAAATTGTGGATTTTGACGGTTATTTTCCTATTCATGACGATTACGTCTATATCTCTGATGAGGGTAGAGAATTCTTCGAAAACTTTAATTTAAAATTTGCAATACCACTGCTACTATCGACATTATCGTTGCTAGTATCGATAACAGCATTGGTAATATCGATTGTGTTTTAAATTCTTCTTTCGGTCGGTTATTCTCGTTCAAACACTTTATTAAATAGCCGACTGAACGATTGTAATCTGCACTTCCTCTTCTTAAAGCGAGTAATAATAGTTTGGCTTTTGTTAAATGATGATTTTTGTCATTTAATATCGACATTAATTCCTTTTTATGCTCTTCGTTCATAATGTCCTCCTTAAATTAGTTGTTCAATTGTGAATTTTGTTCATAAATTTTCTGCTATACTCCTGTTAAGGAGGTGAAAAACTTATGAAAAATTACTATCATCTTTTATCTTTTCATGATGATATGGCTGAAAAATCTGTTAATAGCTTTCTCAAAGATGGTTGGGAACTTGTTCACGTTGGTACAAAATTGACTCATATTTTGGATAACGGACAAGCTTATTACAATACTGAATATGTTCTGGGCGGAACTAAGGAGCAGTATGAAAAATATATTGCTGATTCTGAAAAGGCTGACAAAGATTTATTTAGCCAATTTCAACTTAGCGACGATGGTTAGCTAGATAATGTTGTTCTCTATCTATTAGGTAGAGAACTTCATTTATTTCAGCGTATGAAAGTTTGGCATTTTTTATTTCTTCGTTTAATCCCTTTTTTAATAGTTTTTGTTCTTCATTGAGTAAATTTTTAACTTTTTCAATAACACGAATTTCTGGATCTGCTAGCTTTTTTATTTCTTTCATTGTTTGTCCTCCTTTATGTTGGTTGTTCGATTGTGGGTTATATTTCGATAGCCGATGGTCTAACATCTTTGATAAATTGGATTGCCAAATCTACATCTTTTCGTTTGATGTGGTTATTAGGTGCGTTGCCTTTCATGCCTAAGTGCTTTTTAGTTAGTACAAGTAATCGGCTTTTAGCTTTACCAATGTGATAGTTCTTTTGTTGTTCCTGACGCTTGTTCTCTCTCGCCATCTCGTAAATATCGCCAGCCAACACATCTTCAAGTGAAAGTTGAATACCTAAACCTTCTACAAATTTCTCAGCTTTATTTGTAATTGCATATTGAATAGCAACGATGTCTTGTGGTGTCACGTACTCTCCTGTTACAGCTCGTTTCAAGTAAGCTAAATCTTCACTTTGATTACTCGTCGAATCGTTTAGTCTTGCAATTTGTTCAACCAACATTTTTACTAACTCTGGATTATTCGCTAACTCCTGTATAGTTGGGTTAACTGAATATGTTCCTGTACGTCTGATTGAAGGAAGAACTTCAGATGTAACAAACCGTTTGAATTTTCTAGCCGTCTCTTTAATTACTGGATTAGCACTTTGTTGCGCTGCTGCAAATATTAAACTGTACAATCCTGATTCGTTAATTACTGTTGTTCGAGATTTGTAATTAGAACCATCTTGCTGAATTAGCAATGTGGTTTTATCTTCTAAATCCACATTTTTCGAAACCGTGCTCGAAACATCTTTGTATCCCAAAATCTCAGCTACATCTTTACCTACAAAATACGGTTCATCGTCTACCGTTAATGTCCTTACTGGTAATTCTTCGAAATTAAAAATTTGTAATTCTTGCATATTGTTTATGCTCCTTTCTCTAAAACTTGTATACATGTATATTTTTAATGAATTGAGTTCTACAAAATATAATGTGTTATAATTTTACTGATGCTATTGCGTCAGATTGGTGGTGATTAATATATGGCTTATGAAATCAAAAGAATTAGGCTAACTAGTAATGCAAATAATGGAACTGAAAAAATCAGCGAAGTATTATTGCATAATGGTCACTCTGAAACTGTTTCTCAAGTTGTAAGATATTTAGATAGTGGAATGGAATATTTCTATACAACTTCTTACAGTTCTAGAGCAAATGTTGAGTCTGTTCATCCTTTAGGACGTTCTCCCTACATTCGCACAGTTGGAAATGGAACAGAAGCAGATAATCTGCTGAGCTTGCCTAGATTTTAGTTTTTTTCAGTCCTTATGCTTATTCGGCGTAGGGACTTTATATTTAAATTTTGTAGTAATGATTGTTTCATCACCCGACTCTTCATTCACTTGAGCCCATTCAATTGGCTCTATATCATTGTTTTGTGCCTTTTCTAATAATTCTTGTAATTTTTCGTAGAAATCTTTCATCATTAGTCCTCCTTTATGTTGGTTGTTTTTGTTTTTCTTTAAATGCTAAAATGATTGATTTCTTTTTATTATTCATAAATACGAAATTTTCGTATTCGTTACCTAAAAAAATATCATCGTATTTAACATTAAAAGCGCTCATATATTTGGAAAGTAAGCTGTCCTTAATATTGGTGGAATCTTTTTCCATATTTTGAATTGTACGTGAGGAGACACTAAATAAATCTCCTAACTCTTCTTGAGTTAATCCGTAATCAGTTCTCAACTCTTTTAATGTTTTCATGTTGTCACCGCCTTTCGGTAATACTAATATAATACGAAATTTTCGTACTGTCAACACAAAATACGTTTTTTTCGTAAATTTCTTTACTATGATATGAAAATTTCGTATAATAAGAAAAAAGGAGGTAAGTAAAATGAACAAAGAAAGAAATATGATCATTGCCAAAAATATTAGAAGATTCTTAAAAGATTCAAACATGTCTCAAAAGAAACTTGCTGAATTAATTAACATAAAACCTTCCACTTTAAGTGATTATTTAAATTTGCGCTCAAACCCATCACATGGAGTTATACAAAGAATAGCTGACGTTTTTGGTGTTGGCAAAAGCGACATAGACACTACATACAAAGACGACAACGACATCACTTCCATATACAATAAACTCACACCTCCTCGCCAACAAAACGTCCTCAACTATGCTCACGATCAACTAGAAGAACAGAATTCCAAAGGCGATAATGTTGTCGATATTAATTCTTATAAACAAGATAAAATTGAAGTTAATGTTAACGGTTGCGTCTCTGCAGGTGTGGGAGAACGTCTGCATGAAGAAACGTTATTTACTGAAATGGTTAAGGCTCCAGTACCTCCACATGATTTAGCATTGAAAGTTAACGGTGACTCTATGGAACCTATGTTTAAAGATGGCGAAATTATATTTGTGGAGAAAACGCATAATATAAAGAATGGTCAAATAGGAATATTTATCATTGAAGAAGAGGCGTATTTAAAGAAGGTGATTGTAGAAGATGACAGATTAACTTTAATCTCATTAAATAAAAATTACAAAGACCTTCATTTTTATGAGAATCAAAGCGTTAAATTAGTCGGCAAAGTGATTTTATAAAAAATAGGAGGGATTAAATCTTGCTTAATCCAGAAGAGAAGCTAATTCAAAAGATTAAAGAATTGCGTCAAGAATTTGAAAATAATCCACTCATGACTCCTTTAATATTAGAATATTTAGTGAAAAAATACGTTGAAGAAGAGTATAGGAATGAACAAATCTAATTTACTCTGAATACTTAAAATAAAATTTTAAAAAAATAGGTGATTCAAAGAATGAAAATTATTATTACTTTAATTATAGCATGTGTTTTAATTTTTACTGCTTGCAGTAAAAATGAAGAGAAAAATCAAAATAATTCTTCTAATGAAAGCAAAAAACAACTGGAATCTGACTATAAAGTCCGGGGATCAAGTAACAACATTGTTT